GGTAAAAAATGGAATCGTTTTAAGCAAGAATATCCAGAGTGGTTTAACATATCTTTTGAAACAACCGTTGATTCTGCTGGAAACCCTAAATATCAAAACACTCATTTACAAATAATACAATACGCTAGATCTAAATTAATACCTATAGAAAGTGCTGCTGTTGAATTACGAAAGCATCATGACATAGATGTAGATACTACAATACAACTAGAGACAGATTTAAAATCATTCAAAGAAGGGTCAAATATGATCGAGTTCTATGATATGATTGACAAGTTTGTCGAGGAAGAACGATGTCCTCCACTCGATGTCATCTTCCTCGATGAAGCCCAAGACTTAAGTCCACATCAATGGAAATGTTTTGATTATATAAAATCTAATTGTGAACGAGGATATATAGCAGGTGATGATGATCAAACCATATATGGGTTTCAAGGTGCAGATCCAAATTGTTTTATGTTGCAAGAGGGTGATAGAGATGATCAAGAAATATCAAGAAGAGTTCCTCAAGCTGTGCATAGAGAAGCTGTAAAAATATTAGATAGACTTAGTATAAGAATTAAAAAAAATTGGGTGCCCAGAGATGCCGAGGGTGAGGTTCATCAAAATATGATTTTAGATGAACTTGATTTTTCACAAGGGCACTGGATGATATTAGCTAGAACAAATAAATTACTTAACAATATATCGGAACACTTTTATTCATTAGGTATTAGATTTACTGGTAAAACAAATAAACATTTACCTAATGATATATTAGAGGTGTATCAAATATGGACAAGATTAAATCAAGGTGCTGTTGTTTCTGCAGAAGAAGCAGAAAAAGTTTACGGGTATCTAGTGGCTAAAAAAGGTCATGTGGCCAGAGGTTATTCTAGTGGTAAAAGCGTGCAGCGAGAAACGAGCGTCGATTTACAAAAATTAAAATCTGATCATGGTTTACTAATAGAGGGTGACTGGAAACAATTACATTTTCCAGAAGAAACAAAAGAGTATATGCAAACACTTTTAGAAAGAGGTGATGATCTAATGACTAAACCAAAAATTCAGTTATCAACATTACATGGGGCAAAAGGGAGAGAGTGTGAAAATGTTTGTTTATTTACTGACTATGGTGTGGAGGGACAGGATGAATTTATTTATAGGGCAGCTTACGAAGACCCAGATCCAGAACACAGATTATTTTATGTAGGAACAACAAGAGCAAAAGAAAAATTATTCATAATGCAACCATCATCAGAGTATCACTACACAATAGGAGAACCAATAGTATGACAAGTAAAGATATATTTAAAGGAGTCACATATGATTCTTTGGAAAAACAAGTAGGTGGAAAACACTATCAGTCGATGAAGATTCAACCTGCAGAGTTTATTAATGAAAATAAACTTTTGTTTGCAGAGGGTAATGCTATAAAGTATATTTGTAGACATCAAAGTAAAGGTAAAGCAGACGATATACAAAAGGCAATACACTATTTAGAAATGATATTAGAAAGAGACTATGGTGAGAAATAAACCAATAACAAAACAAGTTAAAGTTGGTAAACATAAATTTAAAATAGAAATTTATCCATCTTTAGTTGATTGGGAAATTTTTCCATACGACTACGAGGCAGCCCTGTATGCTTTTAGTAACAAAGAAAAATTAAATAAAATTATAGAAGAAAAACATATCTATGAACCAAAGGTAAATCAAAAATGATATTTGAAGCACAAACAGAATGGATTAGTCCTGAGTCTTTTCCTGATCTTAAAAATTATAAATACATAGCAATTGACTTAGAGACAAGAGATCCTAATTTAAAATCAAGAGGATCTGGTGCATTAATAAATGATGGGGATATTGTAGGCGTTGCTGTAGCTGTTGAAGATTGGTCTGGTTATTATTCTTTCGGACATAAAGAAGGAAATTTTTTTGATGAAGCAATGGTAATGAGATGGGTAAAAGAAATTTGTGCCTTACCTAATGTAAAATTATTTCACAATGCTATGTACGATGTATGCTGGTTAAGATCATATGGTGTAAAAATAAATGGCCATATAGTAGATACCATGGTTATGGCATCATTAGTAGATGAGAATAGATTGTGGTATTCACTTAACAGTTTATCTATAGACTACTTAGGTCAAGTAAAAGATGAAACAGCTTTAAGGGCAGCAGCTGATAAAGCAGGCATAGATGCAAAATCTGAAATGTGGAAACTACCTGCAATGTATGTTGGGAAGTATGCTGAAAAAGATGCAGAGTTAACTTTATCTTTATTTAAAAAGTTATCTACAGAAATAAAAGCACAGGATCTTACAAAAGTATTTAATCTTGAAACACAATTATTTCCTTGTTTGATTGATATGAAATTTAAGGGAGTACGCGTAGACGTTGAAGCAGCTCATAAATTGAAGCAACAATTAGCATCAGAAGAAGAGAAGTTACTCCTAGAAATAAAAAAAGAAACAGGCCTAGAACCTCAAATATGGGCAGCAAGAAGCATAGCCAAAGTTTTTGACAAATTAAAATTACCTTACGAAAGAACCGCGAAAACAAAAGCACCTTCCTTTACTAAAAATTTTTTACAGGAACATTCAAATCCTATAGTGCAGAGAATAGCAAAAGCTAGAGAGATAAACAAGGCGCATACTACATTTATAGACACTATTATTAAGTATCAATATAAGGGTAGAATACATGCAGATATTAACCCTATTAGAGGGGATAGTGGTGGTACAGTTACTGGCAGATTCTCATACTCGAATCCAAACCTTCAACAAATTCCAGCTAGGAACAAGCAACTGGGGCCAATGATAAGATCTTTATTTATTCCAGAAAACGATCACAAGTGGGGGTGTTTTGATTACAGTCAACAAGAACCAAGATTAGTTGTGCACTATGCGGCTACAAAATTTAAGGGTGATGAAGAGGTTACAGAGATAGTAGAAAGATTTCAAAACAATGAGGTAGACTTTCACCAGACTGTTGCTGATATGGCTAACATATCTAGAACTCAAGCAAAAACAATTAACTTAGGATTGTTCTATGGTATGGGTAAAGCGAAACTACAAGCAGAGTTAGGTTTATCTACAAAAGAAGAAGCTGAAAAATTATTTAATAAATATCATGACAGTGTTCCATTTGTAAAAGATTTAATGGATTCAATATCAAGAGATGGGTCTGCGTTTGGATATATAAAAACGTTTGGTGGTAGAAAGTGTAGGTTTGATAAATGGGAAATAGCAGAATGGAATAATGGTAAATTTACTGCGCCTATGAGCAAAGCAGAAGCAGAGGCGGCTTATTACAAAAAATATCCTAAAGCTGCAAAAGCAAATATAAGAAGAGCATTTACTTATAAAGCTTTAAATAAATTAATACAAGGGTCTGCTGCAGATATGACTAAGCAAGCTATGTTAAATTTATATGGAGAGGGCATTGTACCACACATACAAATACATGATGAATTAGATATTTCTGTACAGTCAGATGAGCAAGCTAAGAAAATTATTGAGATTATGGAAGAAGCTGTTACATTAAAAATCCCCAATAAAGTGGATTACGAATCAGGAAATAATTGGGGAGAAATAAATGGATAGATATTATGGCATATTTAAATTCAAACATACCAGCGACTTACGCACAAATAAGGAGGGAATACTTATATGATCTTAAAAAACATCATGGAGAAGTTGAAGACTGTATTATCTTTGGTCTTAGCTCTATTGCAGGTAGTGCTCTTTTATTCCATGCGATTATGGAGAACGGCGCTATCTTTTATCGTCTCCCGATATCTGCCTTCATTCAGAGAGGATTTAGACCGGAAGATGTTCCGAAACGTAGACTTGATGAACTTCAGCTTTGGAATTGTTTTAGTTATTATCCTGCTGTTTGTTCTTGGGATATAATACAAGGAACTTCTGGTAAATACATAGGTAAAGACAAAAAATGGCACCATGGTAGATATTTATTTACCGTTGACTTTGCACATCCAGATAGTAATATATTAGACACAGAACATTCAGAAGTACCGCACGAACATAAGTGCGCTCACATAATTGCATTAGATGATGGCAACTATGCAGCACAACCAAACAATAGATGCATATGGGATTTACCTTCTTTCACTGTGAAAGATAATATTCCTGATTGGAAAGTACAAACTAATGAGTGGAATGTTGAGGATACGGGTAAATGGAAAACAGAAGACACTGATAAGTTCTTCTATGAGATTGAGGAGAAAAAACATGATTAAAAAAATTAAAGAACTTTGGAAAAAATTTAGAGCTTGGACTTGTTGGTGCAAGTAATGGGAGGTTGTTATGGACTACAGGTTCACGGCAATACTAATAATTTTATTATGTTTGTTAGCGGTTTTCGTAAGACCACAGCAACCATTGCAAATAGATCCAAAAGATTATATAATTCCTCCACCAAAACCAAAGGTAAATAATGGCTAAACCAAGTAAATTTTTTAAATGGATTGTAAAGTTAAGAATGTGGTGGGCAGATATGAGAGGTCATCACGGTAAACGTTGGGACTATGAACCTGGTGATTGGTATATGGGTAGAAAAAAGAAAAAGAAAGTTTCCCCGGAAGATTTATTTAATGGAGCATAATGAGTAAGA